GTCGTCAGCCACTGTAGCACCACTTTGAACCGCTTTCAACACGGCAGACGACCTTCCGATGCCATGAGCGCCGGGCTGGTTGTCGATATAGCTGTGGAAAGCCGTCTCGTTGGGGCCAAGTTCCGGATGTTCGAACCCGTGCTCTTTCTTGTAATCCTTGCCGTGCTCCAAGGCGAAGTAGACCTTGCCGTCGCGCATGCGATGGAGCTTCATCTTCTTAGCCTTCAGGGTCTTGGCGAGCCCCTCCTTGGTGTATTGCGGGTGGGCGGCCGAGGCGTCGGAAGCGGCTGCGGCCTGCGCGAATTCCGCCGGGCCGACGCCGCCCTTGCCGACCGGCGTGTCGCTGGTTTCCCAGTGGTCGTTGGCGGCGTTGAGCGCCAATTGGGCGGCCTTGGCCGATTGGATGTCCTGCGGGCGCCGTGGGAGCTTGTCGGCGATGTCCTGCGTGATCTTCTGGACTGGGGCGGACATATCGAAGGCGCGCCGGACGTTGGGCGTCTCTCCGCGCGCTATTTTCTCCTTGGCGGCGGCGTTGGCCTTCTTGAAAAAGTCCGGGAACATGATCTCCGGGGCGACGGACGAGTGAAATTTGCCGACGACGCGGCCCTTGACGCCGTATTTGTAGCTGGGATGGACCGGCAGGCCCGATTCCTTGAGATCGACGAGATTGTCTTCCGCCTTTCCCGGCGCAAGCTCCATCAGGAACATGCCGTGGCGGCTGGGAATCCCGGCAAAGTGAGGATCGAGCGTCTCGCGGGTGACTTTTTCGAGGTTTGGCGCGCCGTGGGCCTGCCCTTCGGCCGATCCAAGGATGTCTGCGATGCGTTTGCGCGCCTCAAAGCTCAATTTATCGATGAATTTTGGCGAATCCGGGTGGCTGAAGCCGGGGAAATTGGGCAATTGGCTCAATTCCTTCTGCGCGCTGGGCCTCCGGACCATTTCATCGAGCGCGGCGAACTGTTCCGGCGACAGGCGTTTGTCGCGGCCATAGGCCTGCATGGTTTTGGTCAGGGCGTTGCCGAATGAGGTGTTCGAACGGTGGGTGTCGTGCTCCATGGCCGAGACGAGAATGTATTTCGCCGCCTTGTTGAGCTTCATGGTGCCGCGCCCCTTGCCCTGCACCGCCCACGCCAGTTGATGGAGCAGGCTTTCGGGCAGGAGGGGGTAACCGGGTCCGCCCATCATCTTCTCCGGATCGTCGAGTCGGCTGGAATCGATGCCGTGGTAATGACCTCCGGCGCGCGTCAGGTCAGCGAAGATTGGAAACACGCTGTGGCCGACCAGATGGTCGGGGTTGAGGGTCGGGACTTGATCCCATGCGTTGTATTCCGGATCGATGTGCGCCTTGGCTTGCGCCTTGCCTCCCTTCTTGAACCCGTCGCGCGCGCCCTCCCGCAGGCCCGGCAGGCCCGCCATCCTCATGCCGCGCGCCACCGGGTGATCGGCCAGCGGACTGGCCTCGATGCGCCCTCCGGTCGCCGCGTGGCGCATGGCGTTGATCAGGTCTTGGTGCGTGGTCTGCTCATTGGCGGTCTTGTCCCAGATGGTGTGGTGGGTGAGGTGCTGGTAATAGGGCTGAAGCTCCTCCGGCAGGCCTTTGAGGTCCATGGCGCTCTGCCGGGCGGCCAGCCTGTCCACGGCCTCCGCGCCAGCGCCCACGCGCCTGCGCTGGTTCGTGGTGGCGTCCACCGGCAGGCCGGTGTTGAGCACGATCTGGCGGGCGTCGAGCGTGGGCTGGTTGCCCATGCCCATCATCGAGCCGAGGAACCCGGCCTTGGCGGTATCGACGCCGGGGATCTTCTTGATGAATTCGCGCCACTCGCGCGGGTCAGCGCCGACCTTGCGCGCCATCGCGATCATCTTGGAGACGTGGCCCTCCATGCCGGGGAGGTTCTGGGCGCCCCAATGCAGCGCCTTGCCTTCGGTGTCGTTCTGCTTACCGAATGGCGTGAACTTGCGCACGGCGTCTTGGATGGCGGCGCGATATTCGGGGTGATCGGTGCTGCCCTTGAGCGCGTGGTGCAGATAAGCCTGCCCGGCGGACGTGTGCAGCCACTCGCCCATCGCGCCTTCCGGCCGCAGCGAATCGACGCCGCCCGGCAATTCCCAGCCGTATTTCTCGAGAGTCGTGCGCGGCAGGGCTCCGCGTCCAATGCTGGCGCGGGTGATAGCGTAAGCCTTGAGGAGGTCGCGCGGCTTCAGGCCGGTGCGCGCGGCGCGCTCCGAGGTTTCGTCCATAAAGCGGCCGAAGTGCTGAACGTGCGACGGGATCTCGCTGATGTGTCCGAGGTCGGCGTGAACGTCGGCCAGCGGGCGCCACGGCATATCCTCGATCTTCTTGGTCGGCGCATCCTTGTAGCCGGTGAGGTCCGGAACCGGCGGCTTGATGATCTGCGGCTTGGGCGGCTGGATGATCGACGGCGCGCCGCCGCCTAGGTCGCGGCCGACGCGGCCTCCGCTCTTCATCGGCGCGTTGCCGCCGACGACGTGCGGGACGTGCTTGTAGAGCGCCTTGGCGGTCAACAGCGCGGCGCGAGCGGCTTTGTCCATCTCACTTGGCCTTCGGCTTGGGTTTGGCGGGAGCCTTGGCAACGGGTTTCGGCCGCGCCTTGGCGACCCGGACAGCGGTGTTCTGCTTCACCGTCTCGATCTTGTGATCGTGGGCGTGATCGCGGGCCTGCATGGCTTGGTCGTGCTCGTGCGCCGCGCCCTCAATCGCCAGCGTGCGGTGGTTTTCGGCCTTGCTCTGCATGACCTCCTTGGCGAGGTTCATGGTGCTTTCGCGCTGCTTGGCCTGTAGCTCCTCCTGATGGTGGGCGTCGTCCATGTGCGTCCCAGCAACTTTGAGTTGCAACTCTTGGGCGCGCGTTTGGGAATTCATCAGTTCAGCCTGAACTTTAGCCTGCGCCAGCGTCAGGTTGTGCTGCGCCGTCGTCTGCTTGGTTTCCGCCTCCAGCCTCTTGGTTTCGGCGAGGTGGTGATCGACGGGCGTGTCGATCTGCTGGCCGGAACCATCGGTCTGCCCGGCCCCGGCGTTGATCGCGCCGACTTCCGCCTTTGATTTCTCGGCGTCGGCTTGAGCTTTAAGCATCGTTGCTTGAGCAGTCATAGTTTTAGCTTGAGTTTCAGCCTGCTGTTTAAGTAGTTCTGGCGGAGGCGCGGCCTGCGCTTGCGGAGGAGCCATGAATTGCTGCGGATTGTTGAAGCCCAATGCTTGCAAAGCTGCAATATCAATTGCTATTGGATCATAGAGCGCCGGGCTCGCGCCCTGAAGCTGCTTCAGCGCCATGATCTTCATCACCCGCTGGATGTGGCTGGAGGTGTTGGGGTCGGCCACCGGGACAAGGTTGGCGTCATCCAGCGCCTTGAGGAAGGTCGCTTGGTCCCACGGCAAGGCCGGGGTCTTGTTCTTCTGCCAGAAGGCGGTCGGGTTCTCCTTGAAGCAGCGGACGATCAGTTCAAGCTCGCGCGACTGCGCGGCATGCATGCGCTTGTGGACGCTGTTGAGGATCTTGGTGGCCTGCTCGATCAGCGCCAGCGTGGTGCCGACCGGGGAATCGGCCTTGCCCTCGCCGACCGGCTGCTCGCTGGTGCCGCCGACCCGCTGGCCCGTCTGCGCCATGTCCTGCACCAGCGCCATCAGCGCCTGACTCGGCGGCTGGTAGGGCAAGGGCATGATGGCCTGATTTATGGGTAGGCCGCCGGTCTTTACCAAGGCGCCGCCGCCCGGCGGGACTCGGAAGATGTTCGTGTTCTGCCGCGCCCCCGTGTCCGCCATCAGGAAGCCGGGGAAATTGTTGAACATTCCAGCGTCTAAAAGCTCTCGCCATGCTGCCGTGATCGCGTTGGTCGTGTTGCCGAGGATATGGAGAAGTCCGATATCGTAGAAACCAAAGCCGGGAATGTATGTGTATTTTATAAAGTTGTCGCGGGCCACAGGGAGTTCTTTGGTGTCTTCGTCGTAATTCCTGACGATGGAAAGAATTTCTCTGCTGGACTCATCGATTGTCACTCTATACGGGATTTCTAGCCCTGAAATCTTGCCTTTGTACTTGTGCTCATATCCCTTGATGTCCAGTTCGCAATAGCACTCGTAGATCTGGCGATCACGATCTTCCGGCCGCATGGTCGATGGCGTCACGCCCTGCTGCGCCTTCGCCGCCTCCTGCGCCGCGTCGAGCGTCTGCTGCTTGGGCGTCGATAGGTCGATGTCCTTGTAGGCGCCGAGGATCTGCATGCGCCGGACGGTCGATGGCTTCATCATGTTGCGGTGGGTGATGCGCTTGGCGTTGGCTAGGTCGGTCGCCGAATCGTTCACGATCAAGTCGTTGGCGTCCACCGTCTCGCTGACCGGCCGATTGCGCAGGGGGCAGTTGTAGACCTTTTTGAAGCTGGTGCCGCCGAAGCCGAGCATCAGGAACATCTTGTCGGTGTCCGGCACGAATTCGGTCGCGGTCGTCGTGAGATAGTGATTGAGGTCTTTCTCCAGCGCATTGGCCTGCTGGTCGCGCTGGAGGTCGGAGCCGTTGGCGTCGTCGCGGATCTTGACCGGGCCATCGGTGGGCAGGAACTCAGATCGGGCGTTGGCTTGGAAGCGCAGCACCGCCTCTTGCAGGATCGGGTGGCGGACCTTGGACATGCCTTCGACCGGCGCGCCATCGGCCGCGCCTTGGATGTTGGGGATCTCGATCTTGAAGCCTAGGAGCTTGATGCCCTGCGCGCGCTCCTCGATCCACTCCTGCCGGGATTGGAGATCGTCCTCGACGCCCCGGATCAGGTCGTCGGCGATGCGCGCCAGTTCGAGCGGGTCGATGTCGTCCACGAGGTTGGCGAACCAGCCGGACTTTGCCTTGCGCGGCTCCTCGATGGGCCGCCCGTCGAGGCTGACGGTGATGGAGCCATCGGGGTGCTCGATGCGGAGGATCGCGCCCTTGTCGTCGAACTGGGGCGAGTCGTCGGGCTCGTTGTCGGACTCGGAATGGACGATGGACAGGCGCGGCTTGACGGCGCCCGGCTCCGCGTCATGCAGTCGGATGTTCGAGTTGGCTCCGGGGACAAGCGGCATCGTCTTCGCCTTCCATGTCGGCGACGAACATGCTCATGCCCTCGCGGGCGGCTTCGTCGTCGCTGCGCGCGATAATGTCATAGATCCGCGTCTTGGCATATGGCGGCCTGCCGAGCACCGTAACGCGCCATTTGTTGCGGTTGAACGGCAGGCCTCTGGATTCGCCGAGGCGAACCCAATCGACCGTGGCGGAGCAGAGGATCGGAGCTTTGATCAGCATGGCGTCAGTCCTCTGTGAACAGAACGGGAACGGGCTTGTCAGAGCCCTGCCAGCACATTGCGAAGGACATATCCCTCCAGCGCCCAGATCTTGCGGCGGGCGTCGTCGAAGGCGATGCGCTTGGCGATGATTTCGTCGAAGGTGAGCGGAGACGAGCAGCCAGCCTCGCCGACGACGTGATAGCCGTTCATCAATTCGATGGCGCAGACCATCAGCGTGCTGTCGGGGAATCGATGGTATTTCACTTGCCGGATGCGCTGGTCGATAATCTCAGGCGTGATGCGCGGCGCGGTCTTGCCGCTTTCGCGGATCTGCATTTCGACCTGTTCTTCGGCTAATCTGCTCACGGGCTCTTCCTTCTGTTCTGGATGCCACAGCCACTCATTGTCGTTGATGTAGCGATATTCGCCGCCTTGGCTGTCGTGATTCATCGCGATCAGCAGCTTGGTCGGCCTGTCGTGGGTCAGACCCTTGCCGTTGTACGGGCCGCCGA